GGTTATGAAGCTTGTGTACAGGCTTTTAATTCAATTATGTCTGAACTCGGTTACACCTCTTTTGTTACAGCAGAGTTTTATGCCTAATTTTCCGCCCCCGGCTTGCGCCGGGGTTTTAAATAAAAAAAATTATCCGTCCGGCACTATCGCCGGACGGCTTTTCCTTCCCTGACATCAGTAAACAGATTTCTGCTTACCGATGTATTTATCAAAGACCTCTTTTCCCTTTGTTCTTTGTTCTTTGTTCTTGGCTCTCTGCTCTTTGTTCTTTGTTTAAGCTTTCGTTTTTAGAATAACGATGTTTCCCTTCGGCCTTGTTACAAGAAAGCCGTCCCGCTTGCGGAAACGCAGGAATAGCTCGCCGTACTCCATGCTTTCAGTAGTGCCGTCAAACTTTTTAATCTCGATGCCCTTCCTGTTTCCGTGCTGGATCCTCCGTGGGTTCATAAAAATGGCAAAAGGTTGATCTGCTTTGATGTCAGCAATTTGCGGCAAAATCGAAACTTCATGATAAGGGTACAAGTCCAAACGCCCCGGCATAGCTTCCGTAGGCCGCCGCCAAATCGGGCGGCCTGTTGTGTCCTCGATATTTGCTATGTGGTTGAGTACAGTTTCATTGAGGAACCAGCAGCAATCTTTCCGTTCTTCTGCAGGGATTTTATAAACAGCGTCACGGAAGTCCTTCCACGTCAAATCATTGATACTTGCGCCTTGAATAGCAACCTTTACAGTTCCATCGGCTGCCATTGCTCCGGTAAACGGGTCATCATCAGCTAACAGGCATTGACGGTCAAACTCCTGTCCGTAAACTTCGATAAACTCAACTACGAACATCGCGCCAAGGTCAATAAAAACATCTTCCTCAAACTCATCAAACCACGGAATATAACCAGCCAGAGTGTAGGCTTTAAGTTCGACACGCTCCGCCCCCTTCGGCCTTGAACCTTTGATTTGCTGTCCGTAGGCGGTAAGCCAATGAAGCTCAACACCACCCCGGTCTCTGGTAGGAAGGAAGATAGAAGGTCCAAGCATAGGCCGATGACGGACAAGGTTCATCATCACGCTTTTTTTGGCGGCATCCTGCATAATCTCCGTTTCATAAATGGGATTGATAAGATACTGGTCATTCGTTGCCATGTTCCCCATCGGTTCACCAAGCGGAGCTTTCACCTGCCAGCCCTTTTCACCCCAGGCCACATCACGAGGGTTTGTCCAGTTATCCGCTTTCAGGTTTGGAGAAAAAGCAAGGTCAGCCAGAGTTTTGTTGTTCCCTGCCCATGCCGCAGCAATTCCCTTGCCGAGATTGTAAAGGGCTTCACGGCGAGAAAGTTCTCTGGGGTTTGAAGCCTGCCCCTTAATCTCATCCCGCAGAGATTTAACCGTACTTTTCAAAGCCTCCACCTCGGCAGTTTCCTGAACTGTTATAGTTTCCATTGATTTCACAATACCTTCAAGAATTAACTCCTTTTCCTGAAAGTAAGCCGTAGCTGTTTCCGTATTGGTAAACCCTGTCAACTCGATTTTTTTCATTGCGGTTAATTGCTTTTTCACCGCTTCAAGTTGCTCATTCGCCATAGTCTTTTCTCCTTACAAGTTATTTATTAGGCAATTCCAAAATGAAATTGTGTTATCGCCAGCAATATCACTGATTTCTTTTCTCCCTATACTTTGTTCTTTGTTCCCTTTTATTTGTTCTTTGCGCGCCAGCGCATACGGATTCGCAGGAACGTTGCAAATCGAGAATTCCAACAACTCTTGTTTTCTGAAAATCAAAGATGTTCCGTCTATGCTGTCAGCCTTTGACGGTATTTCAATTTCCATTACTCTAAAGCCAACAGACCCCGCCCTGATTACTCCGGCCTTAACCCTCTGCCCTATAGACCAGCCAAACGGATCGTATTCTTTGTCATTAAACACAATCACCCCATGCAATCCGGTTTCATCAACAAAGATATTTTCCGCCTTGCCAATCGCCGGAATATCGTATCGGTGAGCCCATTCAATAACAGGGTTTTTCATAAACTGCGAAAAATCCCATCCCGCAGGATCAATACGCTCATGGTATCGATCAAGGTCAAATGTGCTAAATGTCCAGGCTACACCCTCATTTTTAATTGCTCCTTGTTCTTTGTTCATTGAAAAAGGAACCGATGCGATAAGTTCAACATCACCCGAAACTTTTTGAAGCCCCTCCGCTTCTTTCCGCACACCCAAGTAGTCAAGCAGTACCAAAGACGGCACAGATGCCGCTGCAATTATCTCTCCGCTTTTCGTCTTAATAATCATTTCGCCCCCCGCTTCAATATTTTATTTTCCGGTAAAGGATTAACTACAAAATCCTTTGGAAAGAAAAAGAGCTCATCTTCCGTTACTATTTTTAGTTTCAAAGCAACCCTAATCAGTTCATTGGGGCTGCGAACATTCAACGAGGTAAATATTTCTGTCTTATGTGTGGTAACTGTCCGCCTTGCAATGTAAAGTGTTTCGGCTATTTCACTATCCTTTAAGCCGCAGCACATTAGCCGTATCAATTCAATATGGCGTAACGTTAGTTTTCCGGCAGGCATTGGATAATACCGCCGTGCATTTATTCTGTCTTGCACCGACTGCGATATATATTTCTTGCCTTTCCCTATGGCTTTCAAACCTTCAAAAAATAAATCAAAACCATCAAATGCAGTGTCATAAGACCTAACGCCGTTAATAATAAAATACATTGCAAGATCAGGCGGATATGCTTCAAGCGAAAGTGCCGCCATATTAAGTTTTGGGAAAGTCCGTTTTAGCTCCCCCATCATGTACGGCGTTGAGCATTCATAAAACCTTGCACCCATCATTAAAAGGTCTGGTTTCAAATCACGAATAAGCGAACTAAGTCCGTCTTTTTCCAGTGCGGTAAGAGTTACATTTTGGAAGCCCAATTCCTCTAACTTCTTTTTGTAGTGCGGATGATTATTAACAGCCCTGCTAACCATCAGCGTCCCTCCCATGATTCTTATTCCTCGTTCCCGCCCTTGAATTTGGAATCAGAGTAAGAAATAAGATGTTTCGGCCTGTGCCAAACATCGCCCCAGGGTTTCGGCTCTTTGCCTCTTTCTTTTAAAACATCATTTATCGTTTTTATCCCGGCGTTAATCTCCGCAATATCCCGGCGGCTTTGCGCATCTTCACTTTCCATCAGTTCAGGAATGTCCCATAAATCAAAAACCCCGCGCTCTTTAATACCAAGGCGTATAAAAAGCTGGCTTTCAAGAATTTGTTCAAATTGGCGCAGGATTGGGATCAGTGTATATTTCCAAAATGCCGAGTGCTGCTCTTTAGTATCCTTGCCGGACAAAGCAGTAGACCTGTCACTGATATTTGCAACCCGCGGCGGTATGCCGTATTTTGCAAGTATCGTGTAGAGGTTCCAGCGTTTTAATTCAAATAGTTTTATTACTTCCGGCGTAAAAGAAAGCGGCTCAAAGTTCGTTCCCTTGCCGAGAACGGCAATTTTCCGCCCTGCCTTTACAGCCCCATACTTGCTTTCCCATCGTCTTTCAAGGTGGTCTGCTTCTTCCGGCCTTAGAGACTGCTCAGTTTTAAGTATGCCCTGGGGTATTGCGTTATTTTTAAGTAGCTGGGAATTAGCCCTGTTTGCGTAATAATCCTGTTCCAGTTCAAGAGACAGGGGCACAAGCGGATTAACACCGCGCACAGGGTTCCAGGGGTTCCAATCCCGAAAGTGTACGATTTCATCAGAAAGGATGGGAATTAGTTCAGTATCAGCCTGATAAAACCATCGGCGTACTTTGTTTCTGAAATCAAAATTAAAACCGCCTGACATCTCTCCCTCATGTCGTAGTCTGCGGGGGTCAAGTATGTAAATCTCTTTTGGTAGTCCGCCGGAATAATCTTCCCCAAACCACCAGAACGCTTCACCTTCGAGTAACCACCATGCTGATGTTTCTTTCCACAAATCAAAGCGGCTTAGTGCTGGATTAGGTTTATGAAATAACTCAAACAAATGCCCATGTGTAATGTCCTCCCCGCCGCATTTTATGGTGAAATCAGCGCGGGCAATATTCCTTATCAAAATACTGACTGCAATGTTTACCCAGGCATGAAGCAGATAACTATTACTGGCTGCCAAAGTAGCATTATGCGGCTCCCAATCAAATCTATTAAAGTCATTATCGCAAGTCAATAAATTTTGCATAATATTTTTATTCTGTGTATTATTTTTTGGTTGTATTCGCTCACGGTTATTTTTTTGTCGCTGTCGGCTGGTAAAAAAAGCATTAATGGGGTTTAACATAATATCACCCCCTGCTGCACATCGGAGAAAATCGCATAACGTAAAGCATCCATAAAATGGTCGTTTACCTTTACAATCTCCCCCGCTTCATTACGGCAGTAGTCCCATATTTCTGACAGTACGCCGTTACAGGCTTCACAAACAAAGAATTGCCCTCTTTCAATTTTGGCGTTAATAAAATCAATCCCGCTTTCAACAGAATTATTAGCCTTGGTTCCGCCTGTAATTTCCTGTATCCTTTCCCCGCCAGCCGGGTCACAGTAAACAGGTATACCCATCCCNTCTTTACAATCCAGCCAGCCTCTTGCGATAAGTTCATCATTAAAAGATTGGGTAGTCATGTTAAACGCTCCGTAATCACAGAGGACATACACAACTTCACCAACCCACCCAATTTTGACAAAGGTGATATTC